TTTTGTATTTGTCACTGCCCTTAAACAATTTAATTACTCCATCTTGTGAAGCCTGCTTTTGAAACTTACTAACCAAACTCATTTGATCGCCTTTGTGTCCTTCTCCAGGACCATATACATTAAAATACCTAAAGTTTTGTACAAGCATGCCAAAGTTTTCATAGCCATTATCATTCAAAAACTTATCAATTAGATACTTGCTCCAAGCATATGGAGTTTGAGGATATACAGGATCTTTTTCATTGAACTTTGTGTTGTTTCCGTATACAGCTGATGTACTTGCAAGTTGTATGTTGGTATTGTAATGTTCACATACCTGTAAAAGTCTTAGTGTAAATTCGTAATTTTGTCGCCAAACTTTCTCAACATCTCTTTCTGTAGTATCTGATATTGCACCACAATGAATAACCCAGTCGTATCCTTCTACGTTTGGCACAACATTCTCAACCCACTCAAATCCTTCAACTTCGTGATCTTTAGTTGCCAAATAATTAGCAATATAACTACCAATAAATCCTTTATGTCCTGTAACTAATATTTTCATTTATACCTCTATTGTACTATCATTTAGTATCATTGTCAATCTTTTTAATAATACTACTTGTACTATGTCCTTCTACAGTTGGAAATATTACAACTTCTGCTAAATGATTACCTACAGTAGTTTCAACTGTATAATCTCCGCCTTTTACAATTATATCAGGCTGTACTTGTTCTAATATTTCTAGCGGAGTTTCTTCATCAAAAATTACAACCTCATCTACAAACCCAAGTTCTAAGAGTAGTTGTTTACGTGTTTCTTGATCGTTAATAGGTCTTAGATCGCCTTTTAAACGCTTTACACTAGCATCGCTGTTAATACCCACAATAAGTGTATCTCCTAGGCTGTGTGCGTGTCTAAGTAGCTTTAAATGGCCAATATGTAGTATATCAAATACTCCGTTAGTCCACACAACTTTGCCATGAAGTTCTTGTTTTGTTATAACTGCAACCCCTCTTTTCTCAACATTACGAGCCGCACCATAACAAGCTAGTTCACAAGCATCAAATATATCCATACCTTTTTCGTAACCATAAACTAATACTGCAAGAACAGTATCTCCTGCTCCTGTTACATCAGCAACTTCCTTTACTTGTTCTTGAAAATGTCTATAACCACCTAAACTATTGATTACATGTATGCCTCGTTTACCGTCAGTTACAACTAACCAACTCCAACCAAACTTCTTTAATGCTTGTTTTGCACTGTGTAAATTAAATTCACCAAACCATGCCTCGTATTCAGACATATTAGGTTTTACTAGAAATGCATCTTTGTAAATTTCTGGACCTTGTTTAGGATCAACAAATACTGTGCAGTTTCTTTTGACTAATTCTTTTACTGTATTTTCGTTTACTGTACCTTTATTATAATCACTTATTACAACAAAGTCGTTTGAAATTACGCTATGTAAAAGGTTATCAAAAGCACCTTTACCTTTGTATTTTTCTTCTCTATCCCAACGGATAATATGTTGTCCGCCTTGTCCTACTAACCTTGTTTTTGTTGTAGTTATTTTTTGATCATTAGAAATTTGCAGATGTAAATCAGTTTCTTCAAGCATTTTGCGAAGCTGTAAGCCTTCATCATCTTGTCCTACGCAACCAAACATACTAACTTCACCGTTTAAAGATTGAAGATTAAGAGCCATATTAGCCGCTCCACCTATGCTATATTTTTGATCTTTTTCTAATAAAACAGGTACAGGTGCTTCAGGGCTAATACGACCTGCATTGCCCAAAATCCAACGATCGAGCATGATATCGCCGTAAACTTTTATCATTTACATGTTCCTTATATAGTCTGTATTGTCCGGTAAGTCTTTGCTCATATTATCAAAGTCTTGAATATGATATGTATATGCACTGTCGCCTACTTGTTCATCATTGTTAAACATAACTTCTTTTTCAGCAACTTCTGATGTAAGTGCGCCTGTGCCTGCAAGCACATAACTCCATAAAGGCCAGCCTGCACTGCCTTCTTGGCGAGGAAATAAAGTTGCGTTAGGTACTCTATGTTTGCATACTTCGTGAATTGATCTTACAAAGTCAGTGCTTGTTGCACCACTGTCAATATATTTCCAAAATTCTGTATCTCTACGACCACAAGTATAATGAGCTACTAGAAAATCTTTCATAGTGTCATATAAATGTCCGTTAGTTTTATTATATTCTTGTACTGTGCCTTCATTACAAGTTTGATCTCTTGTTGCTCCTAAAGAGCCGTATATGAAATGTTTTAATTGCATTATTGTTGTATGAATACTTGTTGCTTCTAAAGGTTCAGCAAAAGCCGCACATAGTCCGATTGATAAAACATTTTTAATCCATAGGGTTTCTTGACGTCCACTATCAAACTTAATATGTCTAATTGGTTCTACTTTACGTCCTAGTGTTTGTTCTAATTCTGCATGTGCCTGATCCGGTGTAACAAAAGAATCACAGAAAACATATCCACAACCTCTTCTATTTTTTGTAGGTATTTGCCAACACCAGCCATTGTTTTGTGCCCATGCATTTGTAACAGGTTCAATAACTTCATCGTCTTCATATGGCAATAGAAATGGTAATGCTCCATTGACAGGTAAATTATCTCTATAACTTTTCCATTTACCACCTACTGCTTTCATTAGCACTTGATTGAACCCACTAGCATCAATAAACATATCGCCTTCGACTGTATTACCGTTACTAAGTTTTACTCCATCTACATATCCTGATTCAGAATTTAGTTTTACATGTTCAACTTCACTATCAATATGTGTTACTGTATCACTAATTTTCTTGAAATATTGGCCAACTTTGTGTGCATCAAAATGATATGCATGATTACCATTAACTTGTACAAAACTATTTTTATTATGATGTATTTTATAACCTAATTCTGTCGCAAGATGCAAATAATCTTGTTCTCTGTATCCTAATGCATGTTGAAAAACAATATCACAACGGTCGTTACTAGTAGGTGTACCGTCAATAGGACCTATATAAAACTTGCTAGGGTCCTCATTCCATCCTATATGCTTGATACCTAACTTGATTGTTGCATCACATTCTTTAATAAAGTCTTGTTCATTACAACCAAAGTCGAACATTTCATTTTGTACAATATTTGTAAGTGATCCTGTTGATCCTTCACCTGCACCAATAATACCAATCTTGCTACTTTCAATGCAAGTTACTGTATGTTCTGGCCTGATTTTGCTTATCATTAATGCGGCAAGCCAACCAGCTGTACCACCACCAACAATTACTATTTTCATACCAACGCCCCTCCGTCACCACGTGCCGCATAACGTTGCCACCAGTCAGTACCCATGTTAGTGCTTTTAATAGCATCTTGATGGCTTATACTAGAACACATTCTAATATCTTCTGCGGCTAAAAATTGTGTCATCATAAAGTCAATTTCCATAGGATTCAAATAACTTAGATCTTTCTTTACAGGATACCCCATTTGAATTAACCATAACTGCCAATTAGGAGAATGGAATAGTGTCATTGAGTCAACACTTGAATAAAACTTTTTAGTAGGATCTTTTAACCATGCTTCATACCAAAGGTGTTTGTCTGATTTTACATGTGTTTCTTTAACAAAATTCCAAAACGGTGTGTCCCATTTGCTGTCAGCATAATGACTGTTAATAAAGTCAACAGCATCTTCATACCAATAGCCCATTTCTTCATTATAACCTTTAATATCTCTTTCACTGTATGCATATTGTGGAATACGTGCCGCAAGTTTTTGTACGCCAATAGTCATACTGGCTAATCCTGTAGACTCTAAAGGCTCGATAAATCCTCCACTTAGTCCAATAGAAACAACATTATTTTCCCAAAAGTTTTCACTATAATAAGGCACCCAGTCAATAACTTTTAGATCTTCTGGCTTAATTCTTCCTTCCCAATGATCACAAAAATATTGCTTTGCTGTATCAATATCTGTAATATCTTTATTGAATACCATACCACTACCAAAACGTGATTGTGTAGGAATCTTCCAAATCCAACCGTGATCAACAGCAGGACAACTTACATATGGTACACATTCTTTTTCTTTATCTTTATATTCTACATGACCTGCAACAGCAGTATTTGTAAATAATCTGCCTTCGCCTAGAAGTTCTACACGCTTTGCTTTCTTCAAAATAGAAGCAAACCCTGTGCAGTCAATATAAAAATCTGATTCATGTGTAGTGCCATTTTTAAGATCTAAACTAGTAATGTTACCGTCATTGTCTTTGTTCACACCAACTACATCACTTTTAATTACATTTACTTTTCCATGGCAGTGTTTTTGTAATTCTTGTACTAACTTACCAGCATCAATATGATATGCAAGTGTTTCAAATGCTCCCCACATATCTAATTTATTATTCATTGTTGTATTATAAGTTGGCAACGCGGCTTGTTTGAAATCTAAATGTTGTTTTGTAGACCATAAATCATACTGTGTACATGCTTTATCAAAATAACTTCTATTCAAATAAAACGGATGCCAAACACTACCTTCAGGATTTCTCCAACCAGGAAAATCAATACCTGCTTTGTACGTTCCGTCAACACCTTTAAACCATTCTGGTAAATGTAATCCACACTGTCTTAGAAATTGTGGGAATGTTAGTACAGTAGCTTCGCCTACACCAATAGGATTACCTACCTCTTTATCAATAACTGTTAATGGTAAATCCCAAAAGTTATTTTGAATGTATGCGGCCGCTAACCATGCCGCAGATCCTCCCCCTACTATTGTAATATTTCTAAGTTGTTTCATTTTCCAAGTATCCTATAAGACTAAAAACTGTCTCAAATTTAGTTTGATTTGTTTTACTTTGTAATGTATTACGTAATCCCATGTGTAAAGGTTTTGGCCATTTACCATAACTTACCCAAGCGTAACCGTCATGCTCATTATTTAACCTAGGTAAAAATTCTTCTTTTACAATAACAAGATATGTATGAAAACTAAACTTATCGTCAGTACTAATAAAAGATTCTAACGGAATAGTTTTTACAATATTAGGAACTTCACCTATTTCTTCGTGTATTTCTCTTTGTAATGCAGGCCAAGGTGATTCGTTTTTACCATTAGTACCACCTACTAATCCCCATACATTTTTTTGTTTGCTTTGGGCACGATGTAATAACAAAAAACGTTTGGTTTTAATTGAATAGAATAATGCACCACTACAAATAATTTCTTGACTCATGCAAGTACTTATTTTAAAGTGATAGGCGCCAGGTTCCTTTTCGGTATTCGCCTTCGAATGAAAGTATCCATTCTGATCCAGTCCACCTATATTGCACACCGGTATTTAGGTTGGTAACATATTTTGTAGATGTACCAGGATCTGTACTAGCATCAAATACTACATGCCAAGCACTTCCGTCCCATTCTACAATATCATTTTCTCCTGCAACAAAATCAGTATTGTCTGCATTTTTCCAAGCATCAGGACCATCATAACCTGCTTCGCCTACATTAGAACTTGTGTTAATTGCACCTAATAGTAAAAGTCTCAAGCCAGCTGTTTTTGCTGTAGTTGGATTATATTTTTGAGGATCTATAATAAAGTCAATTGAACCTGTATTGTTTCTACCAGCCGGACTGTTCAATGTAGTGTTAGTTGGAATAGTATCTACGTCCCAATCTACTAGTAATTGACTTTCGTCTAATGTGTTAATAGTAACTGTACCATTTACACTTATACTTGATTCTTCTCCTGGTAATAATTTACGTTGTAATTGTAATTGTGATAATCCTGCTTTATATTCTCCAGGTAGTGCTTCAATTAATTTTGTCCAAGTTACTGATCCTGCAATACCTCTATCAATTATTTGTGCTATATTATTCATAACAACCAAGTCATAATCTTTGTAAGTTGTTGCACTTATATCAATACCTGTTCTAACTACTCTATCTTTTTGTTTATCCATTGCAGGACGTTCTGTTGGACTATCACTAAATGCTCTTAATTCAGGTTGACTATTTCCTAAATTGATAGTGCCATTTGATTCATCAAAAATACTCATTATAACATTTGTAATAATACCTAGTTTTTTAACTTTAGCTGGTAAATTAATATAGATAGGAGTTGAAAATCCTAAAGTTGCTACATCAATATCTGATTCTGTACCAATTGGTATTGACCTGCTACTAAAATTAGTTGAAGTAAGTTCTACACTTGTTAAACTACTCCAATCAACATAGTTATCAGTAGTTTGTATTTCCATACTTGGATTGAACAACATTAATAGTTGCTCTAATATTTGTAATTTTTGATCAGTATTAGTTGACCAAATATCTAAATTAATTTGTAGTGTGTAAGGACTAGGCATAATACGCTCTACTGTATAATTCTTACCTTGCGTATTCAAATATTCATTATTTTCGCTGTCATAGGCACGTTCTCTAATATGTACTTTACTTGTAAAAGAACTGTCTGATGTACGTGATCTATCTTGTTCTAATCCTGTAATATAAACTGCCATACGAGGAGCACTTGGTATTTTGTTTTCTGAATTGTCACGCAAAATATGACCAACTTGACGAGTAATATCTCCATACATAACTGGCACACGTATAATTTTTCCATCACCGTCTTGGTAGGAAAAGTTACTAAACAGTCTAACTAGTTGTGTAATATATCGTCTAATCTGTCCGTCATAAAAATGTTGCATTAATTATCTGCCTTTGCTTTAAGTGCTTGACTAAGTCCTTGTCTTTCTTTTACAGTTTCACCACCAATTGTTGCTTCATTTGTATTGTTTATAAATGTACCTTTTTGTGTTTGTTTACTATCTGTACCTGTCATTGTCATACGTACATTATCTTCCATTTT